AAAGCTGAGAGCCTGTTGGCCGAGAAGCACTGACTTGGAGATTGCAACGCTGGAAGCGTTGGTGCCTCGGTGTACACGCTCATGGGTATGAACGATGACCTTGGCGGGTCCGCAATTCAGCACATACTCAGAGCCACGGAACAGCGGGTTTTGCGCTCCACGGACCTCAGCTTCACGCATGTTCTGCTGCATCTCGGGATTGCGGTGCCAGTCACGAAGCACATCGGGGTAAGTCAGGAAGATGTAGCAGCTTTTGCCATCAACCATGATCGGTTTGATCGGAGGCTGAGAGCGGTGGCCACCAGTCTTCGCCCATGTCGCTGCACGGGTAATGGTGTCGGGATCAATCAGGTCACCGGCAACCAGAGCGTCATCATTGGCGCGTTGGTTGGGGCGGAAAACCTTCGTGTAATCGCTGGCCTGCATCGTGTCGAAGCAGTAAGCGTCGATCATCTCACCGGCCTGACCAGTAAGGATCTCGCGGTTGATGTTCTTGGTGTTCCACGCGGGACGCTGAGCGTCGAGCTTGCCACGATACTGGCAACCAACGCCGCGCTCGATCAGGTCAACAGTTTCCTGATACTTCCCATACTTCTGCAAATTGCCTTCGTAGTCACCATCGGTGATCCAAGGATCGCCAGCGGGACGGGGGAACATGTCGAACTTGACCTGGTCGCCCTGCTCCTTGGTGAAGTCATTCTTGAGGTACACCGGACTCTCCATGGATTTGCCCATGAACCTGGCCCACCAGGCCTTCATAAACGTTTCCTTGAGAACTTCCTTGGACCATTTTTTTACAGCACTGGAATCAGTGCTAGGTACAGTCATCATAGCCATCGTCGTTTCCTATTGTTATTTGGATTTGTAAAGGCTCGGGTTATGCGCCCAAGCTAGGACATCATCATCGTCGGTGTCATCCACAGAGGTCGTGTCAGTTGCCTGCCCACTACCGGCGCCCACAAGATGTGGCCGCTTCTTCCCTGCGTTGGTGAACTTGTCAATCGTCTCCTGGAGCTTGGCCAATGCGTCATCACGCTCACGCTCTGCCTCGACACGCTTTGTCATTGAGATGATTGCAGATGCCGGAATCTCGCTGTACATAGCAGCCTCGAAATCCTGCAACGTGCCGCCATACTCTGGGACATCGCGCTTCCATAGGGCGTGCAGATCAGATACCATCTCAGCGTGCTTGGGAGCGAACTTCATTGCCGCTTGCTGCTCAATGGTATATCGCTGCGACATTGCAGCGTTCCTGTTGATCTGTTGCTGCAAAGACTGCTCACGCTCTTTAAGATCGTTGCTCTTTACAGCATGAATCGTTGCGCCTTCATGGTCCTCCAGAAAGTCAGGGCGTTCACCTAGTTGTTGGCGTTGCGCCTTGATTTGTGCCAGCTCTGCTTCGAGTGCCTTGTTCTTCTCAGTGATCCCCATGAAGCGATTGCCCTGTTTGTCGATGGACGTACGCAACTTGGCGATTTCAGCATCCCTATCAGCCTCAAGCTTTGCCAGCTTTTCCTTAAGTGCTTCAACAGTCTCCGGCTCCTCGGTGGGATCTTCCTCTGCTGTAGCTGCATCCTTGTCAGTGGTTCCTTCGGTGCCTTGCTCCACTGACCCCTGTTCCTCTGATACCGCAGACCCATCATCCGTTTCTACCGCTTGCTCGTCAGCAGACTGTTCTTCAACAATCTCCTCATCCGCAAACATATCATCGAGATGGCTCTCCAACGCATCAGCAGCAGGCGTCATTTCTGCCGCATGTTCTGCAACCGCCGTTTCAGACATAAAAACTCCTCAAAATAGTGTTAAAATCCTTCTTGTTGTTGGGCCGCTGTAGCTTGCGCTTGGGCCAGTTTAAGCTCATCAGGCTGCGACATCCGCTCCTGCGATTGATACTTCTCTTGTTCCTGCTGCTGCATTGCTTGGCGCCGCTGGTCGATACCGGCAATGATCTGCTCCTTGATCGTTGCTGGGAATGAGCTGAAGCGGAACACGTCCTTTGTGTCGATATCGGTGATCCCCTGGCCCATCATCTCGACCATGGTATTGAATATGATATCCCTGAGGGAGCGGCTGTGCTGGCTCTCCTCGATGACGATGTCGTACTTCGTGAGGTCCTTGTTTTCCTTGAACGCCTGGATGTCCTGGATCGTGATGGCCGGTTGGCCTTCCTGCATACGCTCGTTGTTGTTGGGCTGGATGATCCGCGCCATACGCTCGATGCTGTAATGCTCTTGAATGAGCTGAATGATACGGCGAGCTACACGGCGCTCGGTTGCCGCCATGTGATCGAACAGATAATCGTTGCCAGCCATCATGGTGCGGCGCTGAATGATCAGTGCGCGACCAGACATGTTTGACGATCCCTGCCCAGCGAGCCCGGCCACATCGCGCATGTTGCTGATGTCGCGGATCTTCTGTGACGAATACTCGGCCATGTTAACCAGCAGACTCGGTACTTGCAACTGCTCCTCGCGCACCACTGGGCTCTTGTCTGACGAGTCCTCAGTGATGAATGCCTTGTTCCACTCTGAGCCGTGCGCCTCGTACTTCTTCAACTCATCAGGCGTAAACGATCCGCGCTTGATGAATCTGGCGCCGTTCATGCTGACCATCGCGTCGGAGAGTTGCGACTGGCGCTTGTTCAGCTCCCGGTTGGGGTCCTTTAGAATCTCGACCCATCCCTGGAACATGTCCTTGTACTTGTCGGCATATACTGGGAATACCTCGAAATCGCTCTCATCTATGATCTCGTCATCAAGCAGCACTTGCCCAGCAACCTTGGTCACTCGCATGTCAATCGCAATCTTGTACACCAGGTCGAAGCCTTCCATTGCGCCAACGGCCTTGGCTTCCTTGGCAGTTACATCAAGTACACTGAGGTCCTCAACAAATGCGTCAGACTTCCTTGTGACTACCGGAACACGGCGATACTCCTTGCGCCATAGCTCAAAGACCATGATGTTCTTCTGGGCGATAAGGAGATGCTCCTCCTTGCCGTCTTCCATTGGAAGTGTCTTCTTGCTGTCGAAGTCAAACGAATGCCCCGGTAACGGCTGCACGTGTGGTGCTACGTCCGTATCAGAGCCTATCCATGCCGTGATCTCGTCAGCCTTGTCGGGGTACAAGCGGTTGATCTTGTATTTACTGAGCTTATCAGTAAGCACGACATATTCAAGATCACGGGCATCCTTTTTGATGTGGGGGCCGAACTTTGGCTTGTCCCACATCATCTGTTCTACTTTGATATCGCCTTCATCGGCATTCTCATCATCCCAGCGGACATGAAACACGCCCCGGCCTGGGATGACCTGGTCCATGAACACGTCAGACTTCTCGTCCTCGTAGTTGTTCTTGTTGAGCACATGCTTGAGGCAGATATTTGCCACCTCGGCACTCTTGTCATCAGATGCCTCAAATGGCTTGATGATCGGGTCCGTGATGTTTTGCTTCTGGAACCCAGTCAGCAAGTTGACCAGCGGCTTCACCTCGTTGATCGTCAAGCAGAATCGCCCCTTCTCACGGAGCGACGCGCGGTCCTCAGCGTCCCATTGGTCGTTTAGGTAGAATCTCCAGTTTTCCTCGCCTGCCTTGATGCTGTCCTGCTCCAGACGCATCGCAGCGCGGTACAAGTCATGGACCTCCGTGACCTTCTCATTGTCATCCTGGGCCTTGAGGTAATCAGTTGGGTCCTTCTCCTCAAGGTCAGCAAGCTCGTGATCGTGCCCATCTGGGCCTGGTTCCATAACCCAATCAACTTGTCCCATCTCGTTGGGCTGGGCGAGCATGGCATGCGTGTGCTTCTCCACTTTGGTGGACATCCCGGTGCCATCATCTGCCAGATAGACAATATGCGTATGTCCCGCATCGCCAACCTGTGCTCTTTTCAGCTCACCCATGCAACAATTATGCAACATTGGGCTTGCAACATAACTGCAACATGTCACAATTGGATACGTTTGTCCGCCAAAGGTACACAAAGTGCTTCCAATCCAAGATCATTGCCTATATACCATCAATGACCTCGCGCAGATACTACATGTTGGGGTCCGCACCGTTCAGAGGTGGCGTCTCAAGGGGACGCTTGGCGTTCCATCGTACAAAGTTGGGAAGCAGCGACTATTCAAGGTCAAGGATATTGACAGAATGATGACAGAATGCCGCCAGGATTAACCGCCAAGCAGCAGGCGTTTGCTCGATACGCCCACGACAACTGGAAGGGCGATCCCCTGCGATTCGTGCGGGAATGCCTTGGCGTAGAGCTTATCCCAGACTACCAGCAGGAGGCACTGGACCTGGTGGGCAACATGATCGATGCGAAGGTTGCTCTATATCAGTACAATACAAGCAAATTGGCTCCAGATGCTGCGGTTGACAAGAAGGTAAAGGTTGCCGCAAAGAAGTTCCTTGACGAGTACAAGCTGTGGCCGCTTGCCATGAAAAACGGCATCTCAATCCGCTCCGGAAAGGGATCTGGCAAGGATGCGTTCGTATCGTGGCTCGCGCTGTACTTCATCATATTCTATCCAGGCGTCAAGGTGCCGTGTATCGCGCCCACGGAGAGATCTCTGGAGACGGTGCTATGGTCTGAGATCCGCAAATGGCATTCTCGGCTCAACTCAAAGGGCAAGCCGATGTTCCGACTGCACCACCTTGTATCGGTCGAGGGGAAGAAGGTCACGCACAAGTTCACGCAAGATGAGGCCATGGTGTGGCAGCTTGTTGCAGCTAAGCAGGGAACCGCCGCAAAACAACAGGCGGCACTGTCTGGCATCCATGGCGACTACCTGTTCCCGATCTATGATGAGGCGCCAGGTATTGACGAGATGAACTTTCAGCCCATCGAGAATACGCTGACCGGTATGTGCAACTTTGCCATCCTCATAGGCAACCCGAACCGGAGAACGGGGTTCTTTGCGGATACGCATCTGGGGCACGCTGCGCACCAGTGGGTACAGCTCCACTGGAACACGGAGACATCGCCGCTTGTTACGGACGAATACATTCAACGCCTCAAGGAGAAGTACGGCGAGGGCTCAAACAACTACCGGGTCAACGTCAAGGGCGAGTTCCCAATTGAGGAATCGGACGCATTCATTCCATGGAACTGGATTGATCTTGCCACTGAGGAGCGGTTCACGCAAGATGACTGGGAGAAATACGACCCAATCATGGGCGTGGATGTGGCTCTTGGTGGCGGCGACAAGTGCGTTGTTGCCATACGCCAGGGACCCAAGATCTTCCCGCTGATCCATATCCTTGAGACAGAATCACGCGAGATCGCTGACAAGCTGCTGCATATCTACTATGAGCACAACGCAAAGGCGCTGTTCATCGACAATGGCGGGCAGGGACACGCTGTATACACGTGTCTGCTGGACCGTGGGGCGCATGTCAGGCCAATCATTGCCATGGGCTCGTCAAGCAATCCGCGATGTTGGCGCAAGCGAGACGAGTGCTGGTACAACTTGCGGTGTGCCCTTGAGAACAAGGAGATTGAGCTGCCCAAGAACAATGACCTCATTGAGCAGTTGACCGCTATCAGGTCCGACAGCAGCCGGTTCGGTGGCGCCCTCAAGATCGAGTCCAAAGACGATCTCAGGCGCCGGGATGTGATCAACTCGGACTCACCGGACGAGGCTGATGCGGTTACGTTCTGCTTTGCGGCTCCTCACACGACGTATTTGCGTCGGTCGATGGATAGGTTCCGCGACAAGGCATACAACTCACAGGATCGGGTTGTGAGCCCGATGAGTGCTTGATGCCACTCATGCTTCCGGTAGCCACGAGCATCTGTCAATCTTGCAGTAGCGAGCGCGCTGGGCGAGCCCAGAGAGCCTACTGAGATACGGTTCCCGCAGATCGCCTTTTACGCCCATGCCTGGGAGAGGTGGGCTGCTTGGGC